TGTGTTCAAATTCCACTTTCTTGGGAACACACTCTCGTTGCCGGTAGGCGATGAGAAGAAATTAAAGAAAGGAAGCGAGGTATTGATATGTCCTGCTTTTGAATCATTTGCGATTGGATCGCAATGTGAGGATAAGGCTGATATGTTGAAACTTCGTCACTTGCGTGCTCAGAAGAGGCTTTGCGGCCTATTAGAGTATAAACGCCTGAAAGGGGAGTCATTATTTGGCTTGCCGATCACGCGTGAGCAAGTGTGGCATGTGACTGACGATGTTTACTATACTCGTTATGAATTTGCTGGTTATGTTGAAGGTAAGATACTTAAACCGACGTTTCCAGGAGCCTTATGGGTTCCTGAATGTTGGCCAAAGGAAATGCCACCTCTGATTTGGACAGGGACTGTTAAAGGGTTTAAAGATTTATTCTGTAGACCTTTTCATATTCCTTATTCTAGAATGGAGGTTCAATACATGTCCCACTCTGTGGGCTGTACTTATGATGATAATCGGCCGAAGTATAAGAGTGTTAGTGAACTAGCACGTCACATGAAACTCAGCTACTGGCAGTTAATTATGATGTTAATTTTCATGAATACACCAGGTGCGGGTGCACTCAGCTTGGGCGGTGCTACTAGTTTTGTAAAAGATTTTGGTAGTATTGTTATGTTGATGTTTACCTTCATCTGGGAAGGTTGTTGTTGGGGATACGATGTAACTTTACTTATTTGGGATTGGTTAGGCCTTTTTGGGCTTTCACCATTTCAGAAATTTAAGGTTATTTTTGGGTCCGCTCATACAATTCTTTGGAGTAATATAGTTTGGACTGTGGAAACAGTTCAACTTATTGTTGCTCCCGATGTAGATGAGTATGAAGCTGTTGTTGCTACCTTTGTTGTTGTAGTGTTTCTCCTATGTTATGTAGGTTTGAGATGTTACTCTGTAGGGTTGCGTCTTGCTTCACGCCTAAAAAATTTTACATTTGTTGAGGTTTTATATCTAAACTTACTTGAAATTTTCGGGATCATCCATATTGTGCTATTTTTAGCGAGATTTTATATGTGGTTTGGTTTGTGTTTTATACTAGGTGTGCTATTTTTTGAACTTAATCGTAAGAAGATGGTTAAAGAGTCCATGTTAGTGAACTCTAAACCATTTAATATGATTAGGGCTCAGAAAAGCACTATTGGTACTGGATACGGACCTGCCCAGTGTTTTGGTTTAGGTGTCGTGTTTAAACAAGGTTATGCCTTGGTTACATGGCATCAGATAAACCCGGACAAATATGATGTTGAAAGGAATAAAATAATATGGCCTGATAAAAAAGGGATACTTCACGTATCCAAATTTACTGTTATATTTGTAGATGAGAATTTAGATATAGCTGTTATAACGTGCCCAATTGGGCCTAAAGTCTGTACACTTGCTGCTGGTAAGGTAGGGATGCATGTCACTATGTTTTGTAATGATGGGCCAACGCCCATCTTTCATGACAAAGTTGGTAGCATTACTGCTGGAAAGTTATGTAAGGTGTATGGTGGGACTGTGTATCATGAAAACACTTCTTTTGAAGGTCAATCTGGTTCACCAATGTTTTTTGGTTTGAACTGTATTGCACTTCATAAGGAGGGTTCTTCTAAGTATGGCGGTGCTACTATTATGACTACTGAGTTGATTGCAAAGATTTTATCTTTGGGAGTGACTAAGGAATCATATGAGATAATGGATGTTAATGCAGCTATTGAAGCACTAGTTGCAAGAGGTTATGATGAAACCATGTTGCGGGTCGAAAGAACTGTTCATGGCGATAATTACCTCTATTTTTCGTTGTATGACAATAATGGTAGGAAGATACGTGAGGTTGAATGGACTGATGGGGAGTGGAGTGTTGGAGGAGATAACGGTGTGATAGAAGTTTATGATGATTTGTTTAATATGCTTGAAACAGAGCTTGACATAGCGTCTGCTAGCAAATATAATGCTGGTGATGCTATGAAAGGTGTTGGATCAGGTGGAGGGCACAGATCGTCTAAACGGACGTCACGCGGTAATCAGAAGACAGGGCCTTCTCGTAAGGCTCAGAAGACGCGTTCTGGATATACTGATAAATCTAAATCTAGAAAAAGACAGCAGACCGTTAACCTTAATAAGAAATTTAGCAGTGTCCACGCAGGACCTGCAGATATTAATGGTCAACCTTTGTTTTCTAATGTTGTTCGTTTGGAGCCGCAAGGCGACTTTATGAATGATCAGAAGGATCCAAGTGTTGATCCAGAAGATATTAAACAATCTGAATCTGAAGAAGAGGAAGGTAGTGAAGATGAGGTTGATGAGTATGATACGTGGGAAGTTGTGGGTAATTTGCCTCATAAGCATTTTCCGCAGCGCGAGATGGTTTTTAATGAACGATTTCGTGATGCGTTTAATATGCTGACTGATGGTGAACGCACCACTTATGCTTATGCACCAACTGATGTTCTAACTTTGAAACGATGTTTTAAGAAATATGCTGATGTTGAAATCACCCCTCCGGGTGATCTCGACCTTTGGTTAAAATTTTTTAGAAATGTTATTCCGGAGATGGGACCTAAGTCTGATGTTAAGCATAAAATCCGAAGTGTTGATGAAGCGTGGAATGTAATAGTTAAGTCGAAGACTGAAGTTAAAGCATGCGGCGCTCCTTTTAATACTAAGGAATCACCATGTAAAAATGCGCATCAATCAAAAATCGATGTACATAACTGCTCAATTTGTTGGGGAGTTATTAAGGGTGCTATTGAAGATGTTTTAGAAGGCAGGGAGGTGAAAACTGACTGCCCGATTGAACTCGGAGATGTTAACCCTAAACCGGAATTTTTGAAGAAGAAGAAGATTGATGAAGGTAGGACTCGGATGGTTATTTGTGCCAATATGGTGCAGATTCTATTGCAAGTTATGCTTTCAGCAGGTTTTAGCAGTGTTAAAGAAGCGTGTTATGATGGATGGAATCGTATAGGAATGACTGTGTCTCGAGGAGGGATGCAGATGTTGCGAAGACGGTTACAAGGTCTAAGGTATAAAAGAGAGATGGATTATGGACATTTTGACTTGACCCAATTGGGAAAAGTTCAACATGTCTGTGCTGATATTATCTCTGATATCTATGGCTTTGATCTTGATGATGCGCGAACCCGTAGGGGTTTTGATGCAGTTAAGGAAATGGTTAGCGGCGAGAAGTTGTGGAGACTTGATGATGAAGTTTTGCGCTCTAAGACGGCTCGTTTTAATTCTAGTGGAAATCAATGGACCGGGGAAATTAACGGTGTCTATAATGTGTGTGCTACTATTTATGCTGCTTTTGATGAGGTGCCTACTTCGGCATCTTTTTATGAGTGGTTTTATAATACTGGCTCGCATATGAATAAATACGGTGATGATTCTTTGGATGGTAGCCGAGTTGCTTTTAGGAGCAAATCGGAAACTGTTAGAAGATTAACTCAGTTCGGTATTTCTATTACGGAGGACGATATTAAGGATAGTACGGACATTAACGGGATGTCGTTTCTTGGTTTTGTATTTGATGATAGCAGATGCGGTGTGTCTTTTTCAAGATGGACTAAATCTGTGATGAATTTAGTATATGCCAAGAACGACGATTATGTTTTGTTCGGTGCTATACAGTCGTTGCTTTTAAATGCAGCAGGCAATCAACGTGCCAACGGCGTTGCAAGGGAACTTGCGAAGGCTGTTAAGGCACCTGAGGGTCAGTTGTATTTTAGCGATGACTTTATAGTTTCATTTTGGACAGGTAAAGAAGACCTTTTGGATACAAAAGGATTTCAACCTGACCATTTTGATATTGATGACGACGGTTCAACAGTATGTGAATATTTTAGACCAACGCAATCAAAGCAATCCGTTATACAAACAGTACCTGAAGGAAAGTACGATAAAGTCTACGATTTCAAAATTAGCAAACTACCCACTAGCAGTGGGCAGCAAACTAATGGAGAAATGGTTAGACCTTATTGGACCCCTGATGGAACGAGTAGTCCCCAGTTCCAAACCTCGCAGTTTGGAGAATTTCAACGACAACTCAATGAGATCAATAGAATCCTTGGTGAAAACCGAGGAAAAGCTTTTGAGCAAAATGATGTCAAAAAAGAATCACAACAAATCCAAGGGGCTGGGTCCAGCCCTAAAAAGAAAAACAAAAAGAAAAGAAAAGCGGGCCGAAAGGAAGTTGCTGGCTCTGGAATCGTTGTCCCTAATAGGACAACAGTCTCAGCGTCGACGGCGTAGGAGGAAGGGTAAACCTAACTCCTCCGTTATAACGTCTGTTGCGTCTGCGTATGGGAGTATTGTTTCCGGAACTAGCTATCAATTTAGTAAGTCCCGGAATCAGGCTTGTATGCGTATGACTGTCAGATATTATCTCGGCTTTTCAGGCATTGGTGTTTTAGGATTAACTTTGTTTGATATT